TACGGCGAGTTAAAGCAGGCGATTCAAGATTACGCCGAGAACGACGAGACGACGTTCGTCAACAATCTGCCCATATTCATCAAGAATACGGAAGAGCGGATTCTGAAGAACGTCCAGCTCAGCCTGTTCCGAAAAAATGTCGCCGGCAGCATGACGGCCTCTAACCCGTATCTGGCCGTGCCCTCAGACTTTCTGGCGCCCTTTTCCTTGTCCTTCACCGATGGCGACGGCAACAAGACTTTCGTCGATTTCAAGGACGTGGACTACATCCAGACCTTTAACCCCGATCCTTCAACGACCGGGGCGCCGCGCTACTACGCGGTGTTCGACATTGATTACTTTATCCTGGGTCCGACCCCGGACAGCTCTTACAGCTCCGAGCTGCATTACTACTACCGCCCGGCCAGCCTCACGGTTGGCGCCGATTCGGGGACGACGTGGCTCAGCGAAAACGCTTCCGTAGCCATGCTCTACGGCTCCCTGGTGGAGGCCTACACCTTTATGAAGGGCGAGCAGGACATGATGCAGATGTACTTCCAGAACTTCACCCAGGCGCTGGGCTCGCTCAAGCAGCTTGGCGAGGCGAAGGAAGTGACCGATGAGTACCGCACAGGCATGGTGATTAGGCCGAAACAATGAAAATAGACCCGATCCAGCTATCGCCCGACTTCCAGATTGAGGTTCGCACCACGGACAACCGTGGCATGACGCCGGAAGAGCTGGCGGACCTTTGTGCGGACAAAATTATTTCGATTTCCGACGACGCTAATCCTGTCATCAGGGATCAGGCCAAGGCCTTTCGCCGTAGGATGGTTAAGGTACTAGAATACTACATGCGGCAAGCGATCCGCAGTGACCGGACGACCACGTATAACGCGCTGGTTGACGCTGGCCATAAAGACTTGGCTGAACTGATAAGGAGACTGTGACATGGCCTTCACCGGCAATTTTATGTGCACGTCCTTCAAGAAAGAACTCTTGTTTGGGGCGCACGACTTCGCAAACGGGGCGGACTCCATGTACATGGCTTTGTACACGTCGTCTGCCACCCTGGACGCTTCCACCACGGCCTACGCTGCGACGAACGAAGTCAGCGGCACAGGCTATGTGGCGGGGGGACAGGAGCTGACCAATGTGGACCCGACGACCAGTGGGACCACGGCCTTCACCGATTTTGCGGATGAAACGTGGACCACGGCGACGATCACTGCCCGGGGCGCGCTGATTTACAACAGCACCCCGAACACGACGTCCATTGCGCTCACTAATCCGGCGGTAGTGGTGCTGGACTTTGGCGCAGACAAAACGTCCACGGCAGGTGATTTCACCGTGGTTTTCCCGACGGCTGACGCGAGCAACGCCATCATTCGGATTGCCTGATGGCTGGCGTCGTCGTTGCGTTTCAGGGCTGGAACTCCTCGGCCGGCGGTTGGGGAGACGGACCTTGGGGCGGCGACGCCGCTTTACCGGGGCTGACGGGTAATGTCGGTTCTGTCACCGTTATCGCAGAAGCTAACGTCCCTGTTACCGGTCTGGAAGCGACCGCTAGCGTCGGGGGCGTCACGGTCATTGCAGAAGCTAACGTCGATGTCACGGGGCTTGAGGCCACCGGCAACGTCGGTTCTGTCACCGTTATTGCAGAAGCTAACGTCGATGTCACGGGCCTGGAGGCAACAACCTCCGTAGGCACAGTCACCGTCGATGCCCAAGCCGTTGTCTCTGTCACCGGCCTCGAAGCGACCGCTTCGGTTGGGGGCGTCACGGTCATTGCAGAAGCTAACGCTCCCGTCACGGGCCTGGAAGCTACCGGGTCGGTTGGGGGTGTTACGGTTATTGCGGAAGGCAATATCTTCCCCACGGGTGTTTCCGGCACCGCCCAGGTCGGCACCGTTGTTGTTAATGCCGACGCCAATGTTGACGTCACGGGGCTTCAAGCAACGGGCGCTGTAGGAACGGTATTGGTCTGGGGTAAAATTGTCCCAGATCAGAATCCGGCATATAGTGAAGTATCACCGTCGCAAGGTCCGACTTGGACTGAGGACGCCGCAAGTCAGACGCCTAATTGGACAGAAATCGCGGCTTAGAGGATTAGCAAATGGCCAGCACATATACCGTCAACCTTGGTATTGAGAAGATTGGAACCGGCGAGCAGTCCGGCACCTGGGGCACGACCACTAATACCAACCTTGATTTGATTGATCAGGCGGTCAATGGCGCGGTTACGGTCACGCTTGCGAGCGCCGGAACCTCTGGATCGCCCAATACCCTGGCGATCACCAACGGTGCGGCTTCAGACGGTCGGAACAAGTTTATCGACTTCAACGACGGCGGCGACCTCGGTGCCACGGCCTATGTCCAGCTTGACCCGAATGACGCTGAGAAGATCGTCCATATCCGCAACAGCCTGTCGGGTGGTCAGACGCTTATCCTGTTCCAAGGCACCTACAACGCGTCGAACGACTTTGAAATTCCCAATGGGAAAGATGTTGTCCTGAAGTTTGACGGCGGCGGTGCTTCGGCTACGGTTACGCAGGTCTTTGAGGATTTGCTCGTCACGGCGATTGCTGCGACCACGGTCGATACCACGAACATTGAACTGACCAACCTCAAGGCCAAGGACGGCACGGCGGCGGGTTCTATCGCTGACTCCACGGGGGTTGTAACTATCGCCTCCTCCGTCCTTACTACTACCGACATCAACGGCGGCACCATCGACGGCGTGACCATCGGCGGGTCGAGTGCTGGAGCGGGGACTTTTACGACAGTCACGGCTAATAATGCTGAAATAGGGACTCGTGGTGCGTCTGATGCAAATGCGTTTATTGATTTAACTGGCGATACTACTTACACCGATTTTGGCTTCCGTATTATTAGAAACAGCGGAGCAAATGGTCGAACTGACTTGCGCCATCGCGGAACCGGTAACTTTGTCATTGAGGCTGTTGAGGCAGCGGCAATTACGTTTGAAACGACTGATACTGAACGCATGCACATCGACTCCAGTGGTAACGTCGGGATTGGCAACTCTAACCCGTCTGCGTTTAACTCATTAAGCGCTACAGATAAGCTAGTTATTGGCGACAGTACTGTTTCAAACCTTACGTTGTTTGGAACTCAGTACGGTTCTTTAGCGTTTGCTGATTCTGATACTTCTGGTTCTACGGCGCAGTACGCTGGTCTTATTCAGTATTACCACACTGATAACTCCATGCAGTTCTACACTGGATCTACAGAACGCATGCGCATCGACTCCGGCGGTAATTTTGCTATTGCGAACGGCAACCAAACAGCAAATACTGTTTCATCACGAGTTATGTTTGGTAACAAAGGATACTTTACCTCGTCTGACATAGGGCGCGCAGAAATTTGTGGTGTGTCAGAGGGCTCTCTTTGGTACAACGGGACTGCTTTATCCTTCCTTACAAACCCTGGTCCAGATGTTACATCTCGTGGCCCTGATGAGCGCATGCGCATCACCTCGGCAGGTAACGTCGGGATTGGGACGAGTTCGCCGGGGGCGAAGTTAGACGTTAATGGTGAAGTGTTTATATCGCCCAACACGGCGGGTAAAAATACATTCCAACTGACGACAAATGCTTCAAACGACGCAAGATTGAAGATGTTGTCAGACACAACCCAGACGGTTGATATACAAGCAAACGGCGATAGTTACTTTAACGGCGGCAACGTCGGGATTGGGACGAGTTCGCCCGGAGCAAAGTTAGACGTTCGCGGCTCTGCGGTGTTCAACGAAGACAGTGGGGATAACGACTTCCGCGTCGAGTCTGACGGCAATACTCATGCGCTGTTTGTTAATGCGGGTGCAAACAATGTTTCAATAGGTACCTCTACGGCAGGACCTTCCTCTGGTCTTTATGTTGAAGGAACAACAAATCTTAAAGGTGGTATTGCTTCTAACACTTTAATTGCTGGATATGTGGCTACAAATTACACCGGAACTCGATACTGGATACTACATAAAATTCAAGATAATGGTACTACTGCAGCTACAGCTTGGAATTGTATAGGATATGTACATGCTTCCTCATACACAACTTGGAATGTGAGTGAGGTATTAATTCGCCGTGATTATGCAAGCACCACCGTGACTGCAACGATTACTGGTAAGATAAAAAGTGGTGTGGACGTTTCCGTTGTAGACGTTTCACTTTCTTCCGATAATTGTCGGTATATAGCAATTAAATTTACTGGGGGGGACCCTGGTATCGAAGCTAACTTAGTTGGATACAACATGAACGCAGAATACTTAAATAATGGTAGCACAGCCAGGTTTGTTACTGGTACTACCGGTGTTACTGAAAATAGTGTTATTGCAACATACTAACCTAGCCAAGAAAAGGAGAAACTAAAATGACAATTAACACAACTTGGACCATCAACAACATGACCCACAAGGACGCTGACGGCGGGGTTATCCTCGTCTACTGGTCCTGCGTGGCCTCTGACGGCACCTACTCGGCTACCGAGGGCGGCAAGCTACGCTGTGAAGCGGATCCGACTAGCCCAGACTATATCCCCTACGCCGACCTCACTCAGGACGACGTTCTGGGCTGGGTCTACAACAGCCTTGTCGAAGGCGAGGAAACCCCCGAGGAGGCTAAGGCCCGGATCGAAGCTGACCGCACGGCTAAGGTGCAGAAGCAAATCGACCGCGCCAACAGCGAGTCTTCTGGGATGCCTTGGGTGGCAAATGCGTAGCGTGGACAAGCACCCGACGGCGGGAGTGCCGTGGTAGTAAGCAATAAAAAAGGGGCCCTAGTGGCCCCTTTTCTTTATTCTGCTTCTTCGGCAGGTTTTTCGAGTTCTTTTCGTAGCAACTCCGTAAAGCCCCCACGAGCAACTTCAATCTGATCAAGGCGAGCACGCGTTGCGCGTCCTTGCTGCTCCAGATCTTGAAGCTGACCAACAATATACTTTGCTTGGTCAGACAGATCTTCAATTACATAGTTCTTGTCATCAAAGACGAGAGTCGGTTTTTCTTGTACTTCACTCATTTAAATACATCTCCCCAGTTACCTTCTGTGGTTGAGCGAGCATATTCGGTCGCTCGGTTTTCAAAAAAGTTAGTGTGTTCAACTGCACGCAACATAATATCCATCCAGGGCAAAGGATTTTCGGTTGTCTTGAAAATACCCTTAAACCCCATTCCTTGTAAACGACGGTCTGCAATATAACGAATATACTCCTTTACGTCGTTCGGTGTAAGACCCGGCACTTCACACGTTCCAAAGGCCGCATCAATAAAAGCATCTTCTAGCTCAATTACTCGTTCTGCTGCACAGTAGACTTCGTATTTCAGGCGGTCGTCCCAAATTTCGGGATTCTCTTTTACAAACTCCCGAAAGACTCGGGACATGCCCTCCACATGAAGATCTTCGTCACGAACAGACCAAGTAACGAGCTGGCCCGTGCCTTTCATCAGTCCATGACGAGGATAGTTCATCAGAATCGCAAAAGAGCTGAAGAGCTGTACTCCCTCCCCTAGACCAGAATTGATAGCAATTGTTTTTGCAATTTCACGAGGAGTGTCAACTGAGAGCTTTGACATAAACTCATGTTTTGCTTGCATTGCTTCAATTTGGCTAAACATCTGATACTCAGAATCATCAAATCCCAACGTATCAAGAAGCAAAGAATATGCTTGCATATGTACTGCTTCCATTGCAGCAAACGAGCTCATCATCATTCTTACTTCCGGCGGCTTGATGGTCGGAAGGTAGTAATTGCAGTATGCTCCTGCTACATCTGTGTCCGCCTGAGTAAAGAAGCGCAGAATCTGAGTCAGCAACTTACGGCTATCGTCATCCATCTTGCGATAATCGGCTACATCTTCATGAAGCGGGACTTCGTCCGGAAGCCAGTGAGACTGTTGTTGCTTTTTATAATACTCGAATGCCCAAGGATAATCAAAAGGCTTATAGTATTCTCTACCCTTCGTTAGCATTAATTTCTCCGTAGTAACCTTCTCTTGTTTTCATGTCATACCAGGCAATTGGCTTCTCCTCTTCGTTATGGTAGACGAGCTTCGGGTATGCCCAGGCAACATATGAAAACCAATTAAACTTTTGAAACTTTTCTATTTCGCCTTTCCAGTTTGGCGGGTTTGCTATAAACTTTTCTACTTCACTAGTTACTAGCCTTGACACGCAAAACAGTCCTCACCTTCGTCGGCCAGAATTCTTTCTCGAATTGCACTGACGTTGACGGAAGCCGAGCGATGAATCGCTTCACTTCTTAAATAATACAGAGTCTTTAGCTTTCGCTTCCATGCGAGTAGATGCAGCATATGCAACTCTGCTTTTGTAACGTTTGCTGGAACAAACATATTCAGCGATTGAGATTGGCAAATAAACTCTTGACGCATCGCAGCATGTTCGATTACCCACTCTTGATTGATCTCAGGAGCTGTTTTAAATACGTCTTTTGTCCACTCATCAAGAAAATCTAGATGCTGTACAGAACCCTTATTGATAACAATACTGTTCCAAACATCATCGTTATCCATATTCAGCTCTTGAAGTGCGTGCTGAAGATATTCGTTCTTTACGAGCGACGTTCCGCTTTTTGTTTTTTGCGTGTAAGCATTTGCACGATACGGTTCGATACCCGGCGAAGTGTTACCGCAGATAATCGAAGAAGATGCATTAGGGGCGATAGCCAAGAGGTGAGCGTTACGAATACGCCTTTCACCTGCATCCGGACATGGTCCGCGCTCATCTGCAAGTTGCGCACTTGCCTCCACAGCTTGCTTTTTAATGTGTCGAAACATACGATAATTTGCACTGGATGCAAGTCCGCTTTCAAACGGAATATTATGTCTTTGAAGGTACGCATGGAATCCCATAGCTCCTAAACCGATACTACGCTCTCGCATAGCTGAATATCGGGCTTTTTCAAGTTCATCAGGAGCATTTTGAATAAAGTGCTCCAGAACATTATCCAACATACGAATGAGATCAGGAATAAAAAGAGGATCATCTTCCCACTGATCAAATTCTTCCAGATTTACACTAGAGAGGCAGCAAACTGCTGTTCTCTCGGGGCTTGTAGCAAGCGTGATCTCGCTGCACAAATTGGAGTGATGCACATCCAGTCGGAGTTCTTTTTGATAGTCCGGAAGCCCCGCCTTGACTGCATCTTCAAACATAACATAAGGCTCTCCAGTTTCCATACGGTTCTGAAGAAGTTTCACCCAGAGAGTCTTTGCAGATACAGTTTTTGTTACTTTCTTTGTATGAGGGTCAATAAGAGACCAAGTGTCATCAAACCCTTCTTCTCGGGTTGCTCCTTCGATAAGTTCCATAAACTCATTCGGAATGACGACAGCATTATGAAGATTCAGAGCTTTTCGATTGGGATCACCGCCTGTAGGCTTGCGAACATCGAGAAACTCTTCAATCTCGGGATGACTCATATGTAGATAAGCCGCGTATGAACCCCGCCGTGTGATTCCCTGAGAGAAGGCAAGCATTTCTGCATCGACTACTTTCATAAAAGGAATTACACCAGTGCTCTCAGAGCCCTTGCTCGTAGCTGTACCAGCAGAACGAAGTGCGCTCCAGGAGCCTCCAATACCACCGCCTACGCTCGAAAGAAAAGCATTCTCAACATAGTGGTCAGTGATACCTTTACGACTATCAGGAACATAGTTCAAAAAACAACTAATCGGCAAGCCGCGGTCTGTACCACCGTTCGACAGAACGGGAGTGGCAAACATAAACCAAAGCTGGCTTGCGTAGTTATAAAGACGCTGTGCATGAGCATCATCATCCGCGAAAGCCTTTGCCGCCCTGGCAAACGCATCCTGCGGGCTTTTTTCTCCGGGAACCATGTATCTGTCTTGTAGAGTTTTAATGCCAAACTCAGACAGATAACGGTCTCTACGGTAATCAATTTTCATTCATATACTCCAACATAGTTTCAGAGATATATTCTGCATTCTCCGAACCCACTGCGTCTTCGCAGTATGTAAGTAGGTCCATTAGCTCAACATTTGTAAGTAGCTGATCGGCGTTTTCATTGAGTGCCTGTATGTATTTGTACTTTCCGGGTAGTGGACACATAGCATGAATATCAAAAACATCGCCGAAAGTATCAATGATACTGGAAGCACGTTTAGGGCCAATCCCAGGAATGCCCGGTACGTTATCTCCCTTATCGCCAGTAAGGCATTTGAAAGTGAGATACATATCCGGTTCAAAGTCATAAAACTCTTCCCAATTGTCAAGCGTTGTTTCTTTTCGTGTTACATAAGAGAATCGAGAAACGTCTGCATCCACTAGCAGATCCCAATCTCGGTCACTCGAGATCAACCATACTTCCTCGATTCCAAACTTTTTACGGTGCCTCGTGATATAGGCAGCAATGTCATCGGCCTCTACGCCTCGAAAACGATAGACGGGAAACCCTTCTTTTTTGAAACCTTCAAGAGTAACTTCATACTCTCGAAAGAAGGCTTCAAACTCTGCTTTTTCTTCTTCTGTCTGTTGATCACGAAGCTCTTTACGATTCATCTTGTACTCGGGGTCGATTGCTCGTCGAAACGAGCTATTACCCCAATCTGCTGCGATAACAATTTTACCACAGTCATAGGACTTTGCAAGAGACTTTACAGTACGAATATATTCGTGTTCAAAGTCAGTTACACCTTGGTGCTTCCAGCGAAACCCTAAGTTCATCGAATCTACGATAAGAACTTTTGTAGGGTCTCGATCTTCTACTAGGCTGGCGAATGCTTTAGCCACCTTCAGCCTCCTTGTTTAACCTTTTAACCAAATTATGGTTTCTGACTCTAACCATTCCTTTGCCAACATAGTATAGCAATTAAGAGACGAAATGTAAAGAAAATTATTTACCTTTTCTGGTTCTATCTCAGTGCAGACAAATACTTGAGAGCGATTATACTTAAAAAACAATAAGGGCTCTTGTCCGCCATTTCGAGCTTGTTCGTCTAACTTGGTCCACCAGCGAATAAGATTGTTAGATTTGTTTGTAAAAATTTTATCTGTTAGGGGTGACTCAGCATAGTTCTTTACTTCGATACAAAAGCGGTTTTGCTCTCCGGGAACATAAATATCTCCCTTTAAATATGAAAGAGCCCCCGAAGCGGGGACTCTCTCAAACTGCAAACCAGATGCTTCTCGAAGTAGGTCTCTTACTAAATATTCACCTCGACTACCTTTTGCTCTTGAATCTACCATTCTAACCTACTTTGATTGTCGTCTTTGACAACTTGAACTTTTGTGAGAAGAGGATGACTCCACTGGTGACTTACTAGATAAGTATTTAGAAACTCTTCTTTCAAAAGAACTTCTACTATCTTTTCTCGGCCTTGTTCATCCAAAACATTAATCACTTCGTCAAGAAAAAGAACGTTGATTTGTGACTTTGAAATACTACTCATAAGTTTGCGAATTGCAATCAGTGTAGCAGTATTTACTCTTGCTAGCTCTCCGCTAGAAAGAACACTAATGTCAACTTCTTTTCCATTGTCAGTAATATTTACATTGAGCTTGTCGTTTGAAACTGCAAACTCGAGAGTAAATCTGCCATCAGAAAGCTCTGCCAAATACGTGTTTGTTAGCTCTTCCAGTTCTTTTACAAGATTCTCGATTTTATAGGCTAACAAGCCGTTCGTAGAGAATGCTTTCTTGAGAAGCTCCAGATGCATTGCTGTAGTTTCTACACTCTCTAATTCTGACTGTGCTTTATTTAACTGACTCACAAACTCATCGGTCTGCTCTTGAATGACGGAAATACGAGTATTTAGCCTTTCTCGCTTTTGATTTTCGTCAATCAACTTTTTCAGTTTACTGCGAGCTTCTGTAATGTTTTGCTGAAGAGTGTCGTACTCCTCTTGTAGCTCGTCTGCATTGTAGAGTTCTATAGGCAGCGCGTGATCAATTGCAGAATACAGCTTTTCAAACTCGCTCTCTAGCTTTCTTTTCTTCTCAAAGAGTTCGTTATTTTCTTTAATCTCTTCTACACGAGCGTAAATCTCTTTTGCCTGCTCTGTAAGTTGTGCAATTTTAGACTCTTGCTCTGAGACAATGTTCGACTTGAATTCTTCGTCGATTTCTTGTCCACAAGTGTAGCATTGATTACCTAGTTTCTTTGTTTTTTCAAGAACAGTTTCCGCAGCTTTTTTCTCTGCTCGAATCGCTCCAAGCTGGCTGGTTTCTTTCTCATGAGATTGATACTCTGTAGCAGGTATCTTTGAAATCTCAGAGAAATTTAACTTAGAAAGCTGATCTTTATAGTGATTATTTCTCGAAATTATTTTATTGTTTTTGGAAATATTTTCAATTTTAGTCGAAAGACTACCGAGTAACTTCTCGTCTTCTTCCGTGTCGATAGAAATTTCGAGCAGAGGCTGTACCTCTGTAGTGCTCAATTTATTATCGTTTAACCACTTTTCAATGGTATTAATTTGCGAAGTCAAGCTAGTGACTTCGATGTTTACGTCTTTTGCCAGCTTTTTAAATACTTCAAAGTATTCAACATATTCTTCTAAGTTTAACAAATCAATCAGAAACTTTTTTCTATTTGTATCTGTTGCCGTTAGAAATTGAAGACTCGAGTTCGTATTTTGATACACTAGCTGACTGAAAGTTTTGAAGTCAATACCAAGAACTTCTTGAATCGACTTGTAAGTATTTGTAGCTGTATGGGAAGAAATATCTTCTCCATTCTTTAGAAACTTAACTTTAAGCGACGTCTTGCGATTTAAGTCAATTTCATACTCATCAGTATCTTTTGTAAAAGTTAGGTTAATTTTGTAACCTGCATCTACATAGCGGTTTGGAACGTCTGCTTTCTTTACACCTTTTGAGTTTTTATTGTAAAGAACTTCTTCTAGTATAAGAGGAATTGACGACTTTCCAACACCGTTTGTACCAACAATTTGAGTCAGTCCGCTCTCTTGAAGGTCCAGAACATTCTCTGGACCGTAAGAAAAGCAATTACTCCACGTTAACTTGTTTAGCGTAATCACTAAAAACTCCAACAACGTCTTTCACAGTGGTTTCGGGAAGTTCAAGAATATAGAGCAAGTACTCTGAAAGCTCTTCTTGAATTGTCATTCCTTTATCGAGAAGTAACGTAGCTTCAGAACTACGTTTTACCACTTTCTTATCGAGAAGCTCTGACGACTTCACATTTGCGAGTTCTGCCAGATCGCCTTCGATTTCGTAAATGGTGTGATGGTAATCTGTAGGTACCATTTCATTGGTGGAAGTTACCGTCTTTCTTAGAAGCTGAGGAAGTTTAAACTCTTTCCACTCCCACTCCGTGCCGTCTATGATTAGATACCCCGTCGAGACTTCAGAGCGATGAAAGCTCGTGGTCATCGGAGACCCCGGATAGACTATGTTTCTTTGTGTATTAGAGTGAGAATGCAAATCTCCAGCGTAAACAATCGGAAAATCACTAAGACGATCTAAGTCAACCTCTGGCTTCACATGAGGAGGAATTTCTCCCCGTACATGAGTATAAAGAGGCTTAGACTTATTGAGACTTTCTATCTGACCTTTCTTATGTAGATCACAATAGGGAAGAATACTAAAGTCGTCATACTCCCGAGTTTCAGCAATTACATCTACTCGAGGATTGATTGCTTTTGTTACTGCTGCAAGATTTGTGAAAAAAGTTTGATTCTTTTTCGTGGCTTCATGATTGCCTGGATATATAAGGGTTGGAACTCTTACTTCCCGAATAAACGAGAAGTAGAGTTCCAATTCTTCAAGGGTTGGCATACGGTCAAACAAGTCTCCACCGATGATGTGCATATCTACTGATTCGCTAGCTTCATGTACTTGTTCAAAGAACATACTATAGCGATTCTTGGCCCAGGCTACTGGAACATTCTTTTGCCCTAGCTTAATATGCCAATCTGCGGTGAATAGAATCATTCAATATCAAACTCTTCTTCGATGGACTCGTCAACTTCGTCTCCTGCTTGATTCATTACACGATCAAGCAGTTCTTTTTGGGCGTCTGCCGTGGGCCGAGGAAGAAGCTCATCGATTGATTTTGCATCTGCTACGGCTTGGCGCTCTTCGTCGGTAAGAGGGCGGGGCTTGCACTTCAGCGGTTGAAATTGATATTCAACATTGTAAGGAAGCGGCCCCGTCTTGACACGCTTGAAATGTACGTCCCAGCCAGTCTCAGGATCGGTAGGGTCGCCCAGATCTTCTGCGGCAAGCATAATTTGCTCAAGCAACTTCTTCTTGAGGTTTAGAACTTTGACTTCGCCGTCGTTCGGATCAATGCACTGAATTGCATAACTCCAGCCACACTTTAGATCGGGGAAGTACTCACGAACCCAGTCTTTTTCTTTATTTGTAAAGGCCTCGGATTCACGATCAAAAGACAGACATTCCATCGGAATATTCTTGTCATTGTCGCCTTTAATCCAGTACACGTAGCGAGGAAGAATTCCACCCACAAGACGAATCTTGTTATCTCCATTCTTGTACTCATACTGCTTTACGTTAGACTTCTGAGCAGAACCTTTTGCTTTACCAAATGCTAGTGCCATGTTATTTTCTCCTAAGTGACTTCTTCGTATTTAAAGTGAACTTTACCGTTCTCTAGCCAAAGAAGCCTATTTTTGTCAATGATGTCTTTCTTCCCTTTGCAGGCGAGAAAGTCTAGTGTTGTGGTTTTGAAGGCTTTGTATTCACCGTAGCTTCTCAAACTTGCTAACCCAATGTATTGAGCTAACTCCTTATCTTCGTACTGCCTTCTAGTACGAAAAAGCATTTCTGGATTTACCACAAAGCTGTCTCCAGCAAAGTTAATACCATAATACTTGTAGCCCGGATCTTGCTTGTTTCTTAGAGGAAGTTTATAAGTCAATAAATGAATTATTGTAAGTATTTCTCGAACGGAACCGCCAGAATATTTGTGTATTCTTTTCCAGTTAAAAAGAATCATCGTACTGGCCGTGGTCCCAGTCGTCTCCACCGTGTAAATCTTGATATTCTTCATAAGAAGAAGGTTCGTAGGTACTATCTAAGTCCCACGAAGACTGCTCTTCAATTGCGTACTGCGCTCCTTGAATGTAGTCTCGGTCTTCTTCACTGAGAACTTCCCAGTACAGGGACACGCCCGCGAGCATTTCTTCAACTGCATCTGGCTCTTCGAGGTGCAGGTTTGACTCCATTGCTTCTTGAAGTTTATCCATACGTTCCTCAATTTTTTGTCTTAGTCCTACCATGGGAACCTCATATTATATCAAAGAAGACCAAACTTGTCAAGAATTATTTTTTAGGAAGCACCCAGTTAAGGGCTTCAATCTTGTCACTCAACGAAGCAATCTTATCAAGTTCCATCTCAATAGTTGCTACTACATCAGGATGTTCTGCTACACCCACAGAATTACTGATTAGATTATTAATGTTTTCTACATGAAGAAGAATCTCAGTTTGATACTTCTCTTTTAGCAAATTTAGAATCCGAAGGTTCATATTGTTTTAATCTCCCAGCCCTGCTTCAGATAGAAGCCAAGTCTATTTTTTGCCTGTTTTTGAGCAGTATTTCCCTTTAGTTGAATATCTACTATTACAGGCTGTAGTTTATCTTCTTGTTTACGAAGAATCCGCCCTACTAGCTGCGTAAGTAGAGGCTCGTTGTTTATTGGAGTACCGAGAATGATACAGCTTAGCTCATTCAAAGAAATACCCTCCGAAAATATACTTTGAGTCCCGAAAAGAATTCGTTTCTCTCCAGATTTTATACTAGACATGAGTGTTTCTCTTTGCTCATGCGGTATGTCACCCGTAACACTTATCGCTTTATCGCCTACGAGTTCGGCGCAGTTTTTCAAGAACCGAACTCGATCTGACACTACTAAAACGCGGTGTCCTTTTGCCGCGTACGCAGCAGCCATAATTGCCACTGAGTGCTGATATTCTTCATTGAAAGCGAGAGCGTTGATACGAGTTGCCCAAGGTATTCTTGCCCCGTCGGGAAATCGTACTTCGCTACGAATTAAATGCACCTGCGGAACCATAAAGTTCTCTGGCGGCGGCTTAAATATCGTAGGGCTAAAATAGTCGCGAAAGACAACGTGTTTTCCATCTTTTCTTTCAATTGTTCCGGAAAGACCAATCTTGTAGCGTGCATAACTTTTATCAATAATCTTAGAAAAAGTGGGGCTACTTACATGATGCATTTCATCTAGAATAATTGTACCAAACAGAGTGGCTGTTTCTGCTACTTTTTTGTAAAGGGATTGGACATTTCCCACAACAATGGGAGTGCTCGTATCAAAATGACCGCTCCCGATAATACCAGGTCTAAACCCATAGACTTTCTCAATTTCTCGGACCCACTGATTTCTGAGTGCGACCGTATGAGTTACTACGAGGGTCTTTTGTCCTAGCTTACTTGCAACTGCGAGTGCTGTGAAAGTTTTTCCAAACGACACCCAAGCATTAAGAATACAACTATCCACTAGGTTATCATAAACTTCTTGCTGAGCAGGTCTTAAAACTCCGCGAAACTCTGGAAAAGAAACCGGCGAGTAGACTCGTTTCTCGACTATTTCATAGTCTTCTGGAATTAAGTCCACTCTGCCGGAGGGAATCGAAACAAGATTCGGTCGAATAATTCCAACATTTCGCAAAGTTATAGGAGGGTCGTCCTGGCGAGCAGGAGGAATCGTATAACTAAGCTCATCTAAAAGTTTTTGCTTGTAATCAGGCGTAACTTCAAGATAGATTCTGTTGGAAATTACTGCTTTCATAGGCCGAGTGAATGTTTCGCAATTAGATATTTTTTAACAAAGCTACTACGTACAATGTCAGAAATGCCGAACTCGACAATATCAAACTCAGACATTTCATTCAATACTTGTAGAAACTCTTTCATGCCGTTTTTCGGCAAATCCGCTTGTGCAAAGTCACCGCAGAAAATAATTCTAGAATTCTCACCTACTCGCGTAATAATGGAATCTAGCTCATGAAATGTCATGTTCTGACATTCATCTACGATAACTACAGAGTCTCTTACTGTAAGTCCTCGAAGATACGAAGTAGTCATAAAATTGACTACATTGTGCTTCTTCAGAATTTCATAAGCATCGCCGCGCTGAAAGATTTCATTGGCAATTGCATAGTAAGGCTCTTCGTATACCTTAGCTTTCTCTTTGTCTGTGCCGGGTAGAAAGCCCATGTCCCGTGTAGGTACTGCACTCCGTACTAGAATAATTTTATCATACTCTTGCTTTGCAATATCATCAAAAGCAAGGTACAGCGAGATAAAAGTTTTACCAGTACCTGCGGCTCCGCATAGAACCATATGTTTTTGACTTTCAAAAGCCAGTAACTGGTTTCTTGTTAGCGGTTCAATCTCTGGAATTGTAAAGTTTACTGAAGCGAGAGTTCTAGTTCGCTTTTTCGACATTCAGATTTTCCTTCGTAAATCAGCAGAGTAGTTTTCTGCATAATCATAGGGTAGCCAAGGATAACCCTTGAAGTATAACATACCAACCCATGTTTTCCCCGGAGGAGGAGGTCGAGAGACAACAAGCGGAGCAACTACTCCTTCTAGCTTGAGGACTGTACCTGCGTCTCTCAACGACCTGGTTAAAATCTTATGGTAGCGAACTTTTGTATAGAAAGTTTTCTCGTAAGTAAAAAAGTTCCCCTTTGAATCAATAAAATGCCGGTGTCGGGACTGTAGCATTTCCGATACAAAGCTAAAGCTCTTGCGAAGAGGAAATAGCTTATGCGGGGTTTGCAAGCGTCTTGCGCCTAATGTGACCCCGAGCTGATTTCGGTCATCGAGAACTTTATTCTCTAGCCATAAAATTCCGTCTACGCTATGCACCTCGTCTGACTGCACAGCGTAGACGGGAAACTCAACTGATGCCAAGTGTTTGTAATTTATCACCATATTGTTTTACAAACTTACCCATCGAATAGTCTTCGCCGACTTCAAAGTCGCACCCTATGGGAGCGCCTTGAATATAAACCCCGCGATTCATCTGAATGAAACGCTGAAGATTTTCTCGATACTCAGGAATCTCTTCTTGAGGAACTTCAGCAAGAATCGAGTCGTGTACGAGTGCGAAGATTCGAGACTTCATCTTATTTGTTTGAATGTACGAGTGCATATCAATAGCACCCAGCAAGTTAATATCCGATGCCGCAGACTGAACAACGAAGTTCAGCCCCGAACGTACTTCGTGCCCACGAACACCCTTATTATCAGACGCAACATTCGGCAGACGCCGCTTACGTCCAAAAGGCGAGTAAATATACCCGCTTTCTTCAATACTAGCTTTCGTGTTATCTATCCACTCTTTGAGTTTCCAGAAAGCACCAAAATAATCATCAATAACTGCTCGCGCCTCCCCGACGCTCATACTTCCGCCGTCTTTGGTAACTTGTTCACTGATCTTGTGCGGACCAGCTCCGTACATACACTTACCCACGGCTTTCGCTGTGGTGTGGACTATACCTTCATCTTACGCAGCTTTTTAACTACTATGTTATAATAAAGAGCATACTTTCTATCTAAATATACAGAACTATCTTGATATAAAAAGTCTAAAAGAACTATCGACTTTTTCGTATTGTATTTAATTACGCTGACCTTATCCTTTAGTTGTACTGAGCCTTCTATATCTAGCAAGTCCAGCAGTAGGGCGCTCAACCTTTTTATAAACTCATTGCTTCCTGTTACTGTAGTATACAGAGTAGCCGTCTTACTAGCTTTATTTGAAAAGGATTCACAAATACAGCCATCGCCATCAAAATAACCTCTTAAAAAATGTCTCACTTGGTCTTTTTCTAAAGAAGGCATTTGATATGTTAAAGACTTTCTAGGCGTAATATTAAAATAACTTTTTAAGTCGTCTGTAATTTTTTTATTTTTAAAACCGATTTCGCTTCTATAGTATTTATCTATGTTAGAGCTGATGGCATGTTCGGATCCTACAAAATTTTTAAACTTTTCTAGATGTCCTGTGTCATCATAATGCAAACATATTTTAAGCGTTTCTGTTTCTTTCGTTATACAGCCATCCGCAGCTATAAAACCTGCCCAGTATAAAGATGCTTCTGTTTTTTCAGAAAAAGCAGTTGGGTTTAAAATTCGAGGATTAGGTTTGCCCCACCCATTTTTTGCTATCTGCTTCTTTAGCTTCCACTCTGGCATTTGAAACTTTTCTGCGATTTTTGCTCTTGTCAGTTTTTGCTCTTTTAGTAAAAAGTAGTTTTTTTCTGTTAGCTCCATAAGATGCCCGCCTTTTATACCTTGGATAGTACCATCGCCAAAAAATTTTTGATGCTGGTATTATAACAGTACTAACATATAAAAGCAAGTACTCTTTTTCCGAGGTATCCCGAACTTCAACTGGTCTAGTTGAATCGTGAGTCTCTGAACCATTTGAAAGCCTCCCAGCTAACTCTGGCTGCTGATTGCCACCACCATTATGTGCTGAGGTTTCCAGCAATTGAGCGGGTTTATTACTTATACATTACTGTATAAGAGGACTATGTTAGTTAATCCCAAATGTTACCGCTTTTGCAGCCTGACGCTCTCGAGTGTATTTTTCTGCCACTTGATCAATCTCACAATCCAGTCGAAACACTCGGTGAGCGATAGAGGAGTGGAAATTGCCTCCCTGGCGAAAAATATCTTGTAACTCAAGATCGTCTGCTAGAGCTGCTGCAACGTATACTTCGGCTGTAGTCAAGTCCATTGCGACAATCTGATGACCTTCCTTTGCACGAATACAGCCTTTTACGATGGGGTTATCCCGAGGTAGCTGCTGCATATTCAGTTTTCCACTCGAAGAGAGTCGTCCACTCGTGGTGCCGTGCAAGTTAAAGTTTGTTCTAAGTCGATTGTCTCGGTCCAGCTGAGGAATGATTTTATCAAGATAAGTATTCTTGATTTTACCATTCTTGCGAACTTCCAGAATATGGGCAGGAACAGGGTGTAGAAGTGCCAGTTGTCCTAGCACCTCTGCATCCGTAGAATCAGCACCCGTTCCCGTCATCTTTCCAGTCGGCTCGAGGCCGATGTAGTCGAATAGCAACTTTCGTAGCTGAAGGGTGCTATTCGGATTAAAAGGCTTTCCTTGGTCCTCTTCCAGCTTCGCAATTTCTGTAAAGTCAGAAAGCCCTTTTACTGCCTTGTCAATTTCTGCTTGCATTTCTACTCGACCGAAAGCAAGTCGCTCGGGATCGAAAGGCACACCATTGTCTTGAATGTCGGTAAGAAACCGACAGCCAGGAATCAGAATAGTGTCATAAACTTTGCTCAACTTGGAGTTCTTACGAAGAGCCTTGTTGAACTTTTTATAAAGCAAAAATGTTGCAGCAGCGTCAATTGCAGCGTAAGTTTGCATAATCTCAAAAGGAATCATATCCCAGGTAAAATCGTCTTTGGTAATTCGATTCTTGCGGCGATATTCATCCATCCACTCATACATCGGCTTCTCATAGTCTCCATACTTAGTATAACGCAGAGCAAGCTGCTTTAGACCATGAGTACCGGGATTTTCATCCAGCATATAGTGCATGAGCATGGTATCTTCAAATCGAGGAAACTCGAAATTGAAGTGGTACTCGAAGAAAGCTAGGTCAAACTTCGCATTGTGAAATACAACCTGCTTTTTCGTAAAGATACGCTGCATAAGTTCTTCTACTTCTTCGTCAATGACTTCAGTAGAGACATAAGCACCGTGGTCATCCTCATAAGACATAGAGAAGCCCAGCATGTGCCCGTTACGAGGATATAGCCCCGTCGTTTCTGAGTCTAGTGCAATAAAGTCCTCGGGAGCATCAAGCGCAGCTTGAAGAAACTTCATAGCAGTCTCTTTGTCCTGAATACCATAAAATTGATCCGTAGAGATTTTATGGACTTGCTTCGACCCCGTGATGTATCCAATGATATTGTCACGAGATTCTTCCCAAGGCTTTTTTGCCTCGGGCTTGAACTTAATCATTGCAGGATTAATAACAGGCAAAAACTTGTCATCAACCACACGACCAGAATACTCAGTAATAGAGCTATTCTTCGTGAAGTGCTTGAGAGTTTCGGAGCCCACAAGAATGACCCACTCAAAGTCTTCGATATTGATGTCAATGTCAATATCCTTTTTGAAGACTTTTGTTAGGTTCGGGTCAGAGGCCAGGCTAAATTGTTCAAAATCAAAAGAACCTTGAAATAGTTTTGCATAATTATTACGACTAGGTTTGGCTTCCACCAGGGCGACCTTAGCCATATAGTTTCTCCTTGAGTTTTTGCGCTCGAGGCGCCGGTAAGTCTCCAGGATCACAGTCCCGAAGATTGATATTTTTTACTGAAAGGCCTAGCGTTTCTGCTAGCTCTCTTACACTTTCCGCAGCAGATTGTCCCGCTTCATCGGGGTCGAAACAAATGTCCAGCCCCGTGACGCCTGCAATCTTTAATAGCTGCAATTTGTCCTTTGTAATCGTATTTGTGCCAAAACTACACAGAACATTGCGAAAACCATGTTGGTATAGATTCAGCATGTCAAACAAGCCCTCTACCAGCATTACACGACCTTTTTCAGGCTGTAGCTTTCGCATTGGAAAGAGCGGTACTTTGCTTCCGCTCGGACTCACTTTGTATTTCGGCTTTCCACGATCATAGTCAATTTCTAGCCGTCCTACAAAGCAAGTAATCTTATTCTTAATATCGTAAATAGGAAAGACTACTCTCTCCGAAAAGTCCGGTTGCAGCGACCTAAACGCTCGAAACTCTCTCAGAACTTCTGCCGATACACGAAAGTCTTCGTCAACATATTGTGCATCATTTGGCATTCTTAGGCCGATACTCTCTGCTCTTACATCTTCAATTTTTCTACGAATCTTTTCTCGAGCACTCTGAACTCTGTCGGGAGTCTCTCCCATTAAATAAAACAAATTACCTTTGAAGCCGCAAGACATACATTGAAAAATACCCATGACTTGATCGACTCTCATACTTGGGTTGCTGTCGTCATGTTCTGGGTTCAAGCATTTAATAAGAAAGTCTTTTCCAGAAACGCGAAAATCAATCTTTTTGCTTACTAGTAAGTCTTCAACATTCATACTTTTCTTCCAAGAAAGCGAGGATCGCTCTCGTCGGTAATATACTGAACTGCACCCTTGTTGTAGGCGGGGGCGAGCCTTGTGCTTTTTGCAAGAATCTGAGCACGAACTTCGTCGGACTCCAGATGCAAATTATCCATTATAGTATTTCGAGCGCAAACGCCATTGTTTGTTTGTAGACTCGCATACTCGCGTGTGATGCGTGAGTCTCTCTTTGGGCGATACTCTCGAAAAGGTTTGGTAAACTTTTTTGATACGACTTTCTTTTTGCGACGTCCGCTGTAGGTATGGCTCACAGAAGCGTGTACAAGCATGATAGTCTCCCACTGAAATCTCCATATATTATACGGGAAAATAGCACCCTTGTCAAGAATTAAATATCATGTACTTCGTCCAGATCCTTCTCTCCTGGTATAGGGGCGGACTCTGGCCCAATACGAAGACTCTGCCAGTCCACTCTTGAAGTAAAAGAAATTTCGTCATTGTCTCTCATCTTTACGCAGTTGAAGGTAATGCACTTATCGTCCTTTGCGTGAGCATCCAAAGAGAAGGCTGCATCCGCAGAGTCAAGAATACCCTTTGCAAAGCGCGCTTCACCAGTAATATCTACCTGGTACGGCGAGAAAACAGGAATTTCATACTCCTGAGCGAGGGCTTTTAGGGCTTTACTTACCTCAATCTGCTCGGTCCAATCATACTGACCGTTACGAGAGTTACCTCTCTTTACCTGGTTGATATAGTCTACGATAATTACTGACGGCTCCAGAGCCGCAACTTTCTTGTCTAGCTCTGTACGGATTTTTCCAAGACTCATATACGGATCATAGATTACGTCAAGTTGTTTCTTTTCATGTAGATTATGTCTCTTTACGAGGTCTGTGTGAAACTGGTCAAAGCTACGATGCTTTTTATACTGTGCGAATGCTTCCTCTCCGCCGTCAAAACGACCGGCCCACCATTCTGCCACTAGCTCCCACTCACCTACGCTGAGATTGCGCCGACGAAGCGCGCCCGCGGGCACACCCGTGGCGATTGCACACATTCTCTGTAAAATGGAGCGAGACGGCATCTCGATTGTGAAATAGAGAGAAGACTTATTGTTTTGATAAGCATTCACAGCAATATTTGCACAAGTAAGCGATTTGCCAGCCCCGCGCCGACCACCCGCAAGAATATAGTCTTGCGGATGAAACTGAATGAGTGCATCAAATTCATCATTGAGACCAAGCGAGAACATTCTAGCAAGGTCTTCTTCGTCGTCGAATAGCTCGATGCGCCGCATATCCTGGTCGGGATCTTTTAGCTCTACACGATCTTCAACATGAAGAATAATTTGATGAATCTTATCTACATTTTCTTGTGCAGTAGCCATGGTAACAGAAGAGTCTAAATACTCTTCTAGCTGATCCATGATTTCCTGCTGAGTGTACTCGTTCTTTAGATATTCTAGTAGTTGCTCATTCTCGACGTCTACATTCTCTGCCGACATAATGGCATAGAACTTCGACAGTACACTTTCATTTCTTACAGATAGACGGATATCGTCAAAGTTGGGAAAGTCGCTCTGCGTCTCAATATGCTTTTCTACAAAATTGTAGACAGCATGATACTCAGCAGGAAGATAGTGCTTGCGAATGCGCGCCCACGTATCAACATCCCGCTCTTCGAGTATCTTCTTGAGAAGAATAGATGCAATATTCAAATTCTACTCCACCCAACATAAAGAGAGCGAGGCACCTGCTAGGCAACCCCGCTCCCACTTAGAAAAAGCCAGAAACTGGTTTAGCCAGCGGCTTTTGCTTTCCGTGCAGCGCCGTCGTAATCTGCGACAGCAACACCACGACGCGTAAGCATCGTCTTGACACCGCGAGCCGTCTTGCCGAGGGCTTCTGCGATCTCTTCAACAGTCATGCCGGACACATCACCGAGCTGCTCGAAGGCATCGACTTTAGCGCCGCCCTTCGTTTCGCGCTGACGCGGAATGGCATCGATTTGACCAGCGCGCATGAGGCTCAGAGCCTTACCACGCACAGAGGCAATCGGACGGTCAAACTCTGCTGCCAGGTCTTCGATGAAAGCACCGTCATTGCAAAGCTGAACGAAGCGAACTTCTTGGTCTTCGCTATAGGTGCGAGGCGTCTCGACCTTCGGAGTCGGACGCACGTGCGAGGTCAGTTCCATCGAAAGAATCTTACCTTGCACTTGCTTGGGGGTGAAGCCTTGGCCGAGTTGCTCAGCAATCTCTGCGTAGGTCAGGGCACCGCTGTTTTCTTCGACGATGAGGCGCAGATTAGCTGCTTGCTCTTCCGTGAACTTGGAACCACCAGCGGCGGATGCAAGCTCAACGTCAAAGCCCATCTTACGAAGTTTGCTGGACACAGAACGTGCAGAGGTTTCAAACCGATCTGCCGCGTCTGCGACCGTTGCTTGAGACACGGGGGTCTCGTCACCCACGAATGCGGTCAGTTCGTCAGTCCGCTCGTCGGTCCACTTGGGAAGTGCTGCCATTATAAATCTCCTAGAAATTCAGATAAATTAGTTACTATAGTTACGCCAGTTTCTCTGGCTTTTTGGGTTTTGGAAGACTCGATTCCGCTTTCATTTACAAGAATTGTTACGTCCTTCGTAATCGTGGACTTAACCTCGAAACCAGCATTTGTAAGTGCCTCTGTGGCTATAGCTTTTGTTTTATAACTTGTTAGCTTTCCAGAGATACACACTACTCCGCGAGTTTTAGGTTTTACTTTCTTCGCAAAGCGAAAATCGAAGGGCAAAGAGCCGTCATAAAAACTATAAAAGTCTTTACGAAGCCAAGTCAAAAGGTTTTCAGTCGCTTTTGGCCCTAGACCAGCTTGCTTGCAGACCTCTGTATTTAGGTCCCCAATACTTTCTGCAACCTGGGAAAGTTTTTCTGCTGCGGTATTCCCGATTAAAGGAATATTAAAAGCAGGGAGTAACACGTTAAGTGAAGAAGATTTTGAATTTTGAATCTCGCCGTAAAGTTTTTCAGCGATTTTCTCAGAGCCTAGTACGGCTTTCAATTCTTCTTCAGAAAGCGTGTAAATTTCGTCAATGTCGGTCAATTCGAGCTTAGCAATAGTAGAGGGTCCCAGTCCTTTGATTTTAAGAGTTTTAGCAAAATGTTCGATGGACTTTTGGACCTTGCTGGAACAAGCTGAATTCACACAGTAAAGTACGTCGTTGCGCCATTCCAAGGTGCTATCACAGCTAGGACAATTTGTCGGGGCTACGATGGCTTGCATGGGCTTGGCGCTCCTTTCACTGAATGAACATATATTATACGGAAAATGGGGGCGGCTGTCAAGATTTATTTTTTGGAATGTCCTTGAGTATTTTTGAGCCAATTTTGAAACACTCTGTATGGCCTCCAAACTTAAATTCTGGAGTGTGTCGATCTTCTTCATAATGAGCGTGTAAAAGCTGCTCTAATTTCCACACTTCATAAAGAGTGTTGTGATAAGTACGCTGGATTCGCAACTCATAGTTATTGAATCCAAGAGAACGACGAATAACATCTTTCCAGTTCTTGCCTTTTGCAATTCCTACTTTGATGCACTCACGTCTCATTGTACGCTTATTAACTAAAATTACTCCATATAGAACGCCCGGTTGATCTTTCTCTTCTGGGTGATTATCAAAGTACGTCTGATTATATACCCCACCAGCCATATAAAATACACCCCGCCGTGAGTACAAGCGTCGGAACAAGTCCAACGAGTTCTAAAAGAAAAAATACACTAAGCCAAATAATTATTGGTGAAAAAACCCATACCGTCAATCAACCCGTCTCACTACTCGAGGAATAATTTCCCCAGAGCGAATGACTTCTATTTGACATCCAATCTCGAGATTTAGCTCTCGAATGTAGCGCATATTGTGTAGTGTAGCCCTTGAGACGGTTGCGTCTCCGATTTTTACTGGAGCTAGCAGCCCTACAGGACTAACTACACCAGACTTACCTACTTGCCAGACCACATCTTCGAGAGTAGTAACTACTCCCTCTTGTCGGGTCTTGACTGCGAAAGCTCCTCGGGGATGATGAGAAGTATATCCCATCTGAGAAAACTTTTCGTTATCATTTACGCGAACAACTACCCCGTCCTGTGGGTAGTTATCGCACTCTGCGCTAATAACAGTTTCAAAACCGAAGGAGTGGAGTGCGCTCATGTCTCCCAGCCAAGTATCAAAGATACAAGGAGAGACCCCATAAGCGACAAAATCTACGTTCCGGGAATAGAATTCATCGAGACTCTTGAGGTTCAGAGCACCTGCTGCGTAATTTCTCGCATTCGGTATTTCTTTCGGAGCCACTACTTCTCCAGTAATCTGAAGAATTGGCTTATTCGTCTCGATAATTTCTGGAACCATTAGGTGCGGAACAAGATGTGTTATATCTTGTCCACGCTTGCCATCACCGCGAGTAAGTGCTAACCGCAGAGTACCATTAATATAGGTGAGTGCAATTGCGGCACCGTCGAGTTTTGGAGTCTCGATACCGTCAAATGGTATAAGGTCTATTCCGTCGTATACTTTCTGGAGGGAATACATACGGAAGGCGTGCTCAACCCCGTCTTGAGTTGAGTAACCGACTTCTTCGTAACCGAATTGCTCGGCTAACGAATCGAACTCGGCATCCGATAAAATTGGATCGCCTTCGTAGTATTTTCGTGCGGCGTATGAAAGAAACGAGTGCATACCTACTCCTTCGATTTTGAAAAGATATTATATCGAAGATAAGGTGCGAAGTCAAGAACTATTTATAGAGACCTTGAATTAAATCTCCAAATAATTCTTCAATGACTTCTCGCGACTCGGCAAGAGAAATGATTTCTGCTAGTCCTGTGAAGAGTTCTCGTGTATTTTCTACTTCTAGAGGAAACGCGATTCCGTCCCCGCTGGGACGCCACTCTTCTTCAAAATCTAGATAATACTTACGAAGATGTAGGTATTCTACTCCTCGAAAAGTATTTACAACCAAACGAATTTGATTGTGCTTTACATCATCCTCCCAAATAACTCTCTCATAGACTTCAGGAGCTTCGTATAATTCCATCTTAGTCTCCGTTCTGTAGAATAGAGCTAAGAGGAACCACACTTGTAACCTTTTCTGGCTTCATCAGCCGGTAGGAATCCGTATCCCAACAAAACATCAGAAGTGTATCATCAGTTTCCTGAGATCGGTTATTTTTTGATTGAATGTAGTCGTTATTAAAATCTAGTGTGCAGACATTGTACTTTACTTTATTGGAGTTCGGACTGCGATAGGTAATAATAGCGTCACCACAAGTTTCAATCTTTTTCCTTAGTTCATTTTTAGTCATTTCTGACTCCTAACAGCAGGGCAGTAAAACCTCTTTTACTTAGCTGACTTTTAGGAGATAAGCGAAAGCCCGGACCGAGGAAACCTCGGCCCGAGCCCCGCACAGCAAGTTGTCATCTTACCGACCTGGTGACTAACCCAGGAATTATCATTCAGTAACGTAGCTGATTAAACTACGAGGCCCGATTAAGTTAAAGTCTTGACGGTGCCTTTGAAGACTTAGTTGATTTTGAGGGTAACAACTTTAACAAACCTGAATTCGGTATTTAACCTGCTGAATTCAATGCAGTAAGGACAGTGGAGAAGTACATTGCAGCTTTCCCGGTTAGCTTGCTAACAATGTCTTCGTCCACTTCTTGTCCAGCATCAGAAAGAGCAGCTCGTAGCGCCTCTTGAGCAGCTTCTTTGCTGACACGAGTACCACCACCACTGGATGCGGCTTTTGTGGCACCCCCCGCAGGTGCGGCCTTCTTAACATATACTCCAGCTTTTTGCAAAATCATACGGGTACCATTTGCGGTTTCGCCCAGATCTTCTGCAATGGATTTGACAATCTCCACCGACGTCTCGGGGGTGGGATTTGCTGCTTCATACATTTCGATTGCTTGTGCTTTTTTGTGGTCGTCCCAGCTCAATTTTCTACTCCTGCGGGTTGTTGGTGCTCCCGGCGCTGTGCCGCGAGCCTTTAGTTGTTGTTGGTAGAATCTATCTCCGATTTTCTAGCCCTCCTTTATTTTATGGATATATTATACGCATAAAAGAGAAAAAAGGCAAGAAAAATATTTACTCTATCTTATATTTATTTGCTTTTCTAATGTTTTCTGCCGCAGGTAAATATTGTAGATTACTGAGAACGTGTAGTCCGCTGACTAACTTTCCTTGCAAAGGAATTATGTGGTCCACATGGTATCCTAGCGGGCAGTTCTGATAAAATTCTTTTATTTTTGTTTCTTGGGGACTAAAAATAGCCCTATCTAGCTTTGCTGCTCTTCTCTTGCTTTGTGCCGCACGGTTTAAAGATTTATAATGTTCTGTTTGGCGGTAGTCCTTGGAACAAGACTTGCAGAGATAATCTGCTTTTCCTTTCCTAGTGTTCATTTCTTTTTCTGGCTTGACTTCTTGACACTTATAACATTTTTTATACTTTAAAGTACCAAGTACTCTAGCATAAAATTCTCCTCCGCTGCTAGATAGTAGCTCTGGGAGGTACTTTTTTACATTATTATACACTGTGGGACGTGTTACTTGATAGTATTTAGCTACTTTATCTAGGCTCTCCAGCTCTAAAGTCTTTAGTAAAAAATCACAAGATAAAATATTTTTACCTTTTAACCTTATTGTCTTAGAGGACCAAGGAAATTGGCATATAGCATTTTTTACTTCATTAGAAATATTCATGTGTATATTATAAGGGAAATCACCTGCGCCGTCAAGAATTATTTTTTCTTTGCTTCAGAGAATAGTCTGTAGTAATTTTCTTACATCTAAAGTTTCTTCTGGCAGCTCTGTATAGTTTGTTGAATTTTTGCAAATCCAATCTTTTACTTCTATACCTTTAGCTAAATTAAATTGTCCACTCACTTGTATTATATTATCCTCACAATCTTCCCACGAAAGCCTAGCAATTGCGAACTTTTTTGGGTCAGATTGTATACAAAGTAAATAGTCAAAAGTTTTACTCAAAGATGACTTATTAGTATTTGCTATAGAAACGCGTCCAGACACTGTTCCTTTTGCAGAAAACATATTTGCTACAGATTTTAATTCGTATTTATCACCAGTAACAATATCTAAGCTATCAAAGCCTTCTTCGTCAAGATACTTTAACCTACCTTCAGTGATTTTTTCCAAGCCAAGAGCTATTAATTCTCCCTTTAAGAATCTGTAGGCAGGCTTGTTTAACTGTTTGCCTAGTTTTATTAAGGCATTAACCAAAGGCTGGTAGTTTACAGAGTGTAGGAAAGACATTATTTTTTCTTTCCTGAGAAAAGAGCCCTGAAAATACTTTCGGTAAAACTTTCAGTAGGCCCAAAAAGAGTTTGCCAGAATAAGTATGGAGCAAAAATAATGCCTACTATAAACCAAGTTATAATTAAAGAAAAAGAATTTAAATCTTCTGTAGCAGTAGGTACTACTCCTTTAAACACTTTTCGCATAGGCATCCATACATTGAATATGGTCGCAACTCCAGTACAAACAGCAAAAATACCATAATAAAATAAAAACTCTATCACGCCGCTATTCTCGCACCATACCGAGTAAGATGGCTCAGCTTACCCAAGTCATACGCAGCAGAAGCTGCATAGAATCCACCCTTTTCCACGTTGAACCATGGCGATTTTTGGTCCACATTTTCCATAATGTAGATTTGATAGCACTTACAGCCGTACTTTTCTTCATAGTTTGTATAAGAATTACTGGGAATCTCATGAATTACCAGAGCTGGAGAGTGGTAAACAGCCGACCAAACAATTTCATTTGCTTCAAATTCTTCGGCTACACACTCGTCAGGAAGAAATGCAATTTCAGCTTTCTCTTCGCCTTTCGGGCGCTGAGGAATACCGAGACGCTCTACCACCGCTTTTACGAACGTGGGGGAACGATATAGTCGCTTTGCAATGTCCTGAATGCTGTCTCCGTCCAGGTAGTCTTCAATAATTGTAGAAATCTCTGCATCACTTGCAGCTTTCCCTCGATTTTGATCCTTGCGCCGCTTTGTATATTCACGCCGCTCTTGAAACTCCTCAATAATTTTATTGAGACGAGTAGTATTATATGCGATATTTAATATATCACACGCGTCTTTTTTCGTAATTGGTTTTTCTGCGCTAAGAAGCTCGATAACCTTAATAATGTTTGCGTCAGTAAGTTTTTCGTAGTCTTTTTTCTGTACTTTTCTAGCCATTATCGCCCCGTGATTCGGAAGTCATAAGAAGCCATACTTTCGTCCCACCAGAAAGGCTTTTCTCGATGAGACCATTTTGCAAACGTTGCTTTGTCGAGCATATAGTATCTACGATAGCTCTCTATTGGATTATCGTAGTCTTTCAATTCATCCGGCATTGCAAGGCCGAATGTTGTAAAACCTTTGCGAGGCATATTTTTTGGTTCTGGTAGTCGGTTAATAACTTCAACCACAGACTTGTGCTGCTTGCCATAGCGATAATAGTATTCGTCATTGAGTGCATTTGCATAGCAGTGAGTCCATTCAAAGTTATCAAGAGAAGAGCGTACCCAAATCGTGCAGGGATGGTTGTACATCATTGGCAGATAGGGGGTAAGAGGACGTTCTTCTAGCGGTAGATGCTTGATTTTGCCCTTTGCTTCGTCTAACGCTTTGCGTTCGTATTTTTCAAGAGAACGAGGAACAAAGCCAAGCACTTCATCTACCCAAATTGCAGTACACAACAATTGTGCCGCTTCGAGAGGCATCTTGACAATGTGCTTGTCTACATGATATTCTGCGCAAGTATCGAGGTCTTCGTCGAGGTAAAATAAATTCATATACGATACTCGTATCCAGGGGTTTTTAGTTTTTTCCTACGTTCCGCTTTTCGTAGCCAGATAAAATACTTGGCGTCCCTAGTTTCAAAAACAATAGGACGCCAAGCAAAGAAAGGCTGCCAATCATACGGGCTAGGCTTTTTCTTCAATTGTATTTTCATATTATACGCCTATGGCAGAATATTGTCAAGAATTATTTTTTACTTGACGAGTATGCTTGACCGCCAAAGAAAGCTGCAACGATAGCAGCAACAGAAACAAAGTATGTAGCAGCCATATCACCTAGAATTTTTGATGCTTGGTCAAGGCCGACCCAGTCTGCAAGTACAACTGCGAAAGGATACAAGAGCAGACCAAACAGAGCAAACCAGGTCATCTTACGTTGAGCGTCCCTCATTGCATCGACATCTTCTAGTTCTTTGCGCTTGAATTCCAAGTACATTTTTCTTTCTTCATTGTCTACTTTACCGTCACCATTTGTGTCCGCAGGATGGTACGGAGGCTGAGCTGTATTATTTTGTTCAGACAATATATTTCTCTAAGGGCGATAACCCTCTCGAACTTGTTCCCAGAATTCTCCTGATTCAAGTTCTGATTGTGTCCATTGTGCATACATAAGGTTACTTAACCACTGTTGTCTATCAGGCCGAATAACCTTATCCAAACTGTGGGAGGTTATGTCCCAGGCCATTGAAAAACTACCAAATGTCACTGCAGGAACTCCGTTGAGAACACAATCAATTGCAGCAGTGCTCGAGAAAGAAATACCTACATCGGCCCACTCGAGAGCTTCTCTTAGTGAGCCTTTTAGAATTTTTTTACGTCCCGCTCTTTCAGGCTGCTGTGGATGAGGTCGAACCATTACTTCTTTGAATGATCTTGCTGCTTCGTTCACGAGCCCTCGCATAAACGACGGGTAGCCGCCTGGTGCAGCAGCGACTGCTTTATCTCCTGAGCACTGGTGGAAGACAAGTGCCCTTTCCTCCATCCGTTTCCATGGGTACAAAACGATACCATGTCGATGTACGCGGTCGTCGGGTCTGTCTCCAAAATTCCACTCACCGTGATTGCAGTTTCCTCTCCAGACTGTGGAGGTGAAATAGTTACGTGATCCACTGTAAGATGATACTTCATAGTTATTAATAAACCCGCTTTCGAGAACAAGATTGTTGGCCCCGCCTTTATGTCCCCAGGACAAGTGTAGCTCGGAGCCTCTATAGTTATCTTCTACTTTGACTTCAATCGAAGTATGCCGCTTCAGACCGTACAGAACTTTTTCGAGTGCCAACTTACGATGACCAAAGCGGTCATTCATCATTTCTGAATTAACGAATACCTTCATTGTACTTTCCAATTACAATTGCACGATTCATGTCTTTGAGACAGACTGCGGAGATACTGTCATAGCCATTACGGTTCGCAATTGCAAGTCGCTGATTTCCGAACAAACAAAGGTAGCGGCGTTTTGGGTAATAACCTTCTTGCATGCCTCTATGAACCGTTTCAATAGCATTTGTGTAATGCTCCCAAGTATTTTCAACAAGTACAACTGGATGATACATATTTTGTAGAACAGCTTCTTCTAGCTTTGCAAAACCAGGTAAAGTTTCTCTACTTCGTAAATGTACTGCTGGAGCAATATCTTCTAGTTTTATTACATAAATATCTTCTGTAATATCTGTAATATTATTGCCCACTAGAGCGGTAAAATGTATCTTCGTGCATTGTGAAGTCAAAGTGGTCATTTACTCGTCCGTAACTTTTGGCGATTCTTTTTTGTCAGCTTTGGCGCCAACACTATTTCTGTAGTAAACAATAACTTCTCTACTCTGAAGAAT